CCTATTGCTGCATATTTTCTCCCCTCAAGATCTGTAAAAGAGTGCTGTGCTCTTGCTGGACCTGATAAAGTTTTTTGACCTATAGCTGTAAATCCACCAATTTTTTCAGGTTGACCATATCTAAATCTTACAAAGTCTCCATCAATCCATTTACCCTCTGCACCAGATGGAGTATCTGTTTTATCAAAACCAGGAATAATTTTTACATTTGTTAGAGCCATTATAATACCTTAATAAATCTATAAACTATCTCACCGTCACCACCTACACCACCATCAGTAGATCCTGCATTTACTTGAGCAGCACCTCCACCACCACCAGATCCTCTTGTTCCTGGTCCACCATTTGTACCCGCACCAGATGAACTACCTGCTGTACCACCTGCAATATTTGAGTCATAAGATGCACCACCTGAAAATCCATCTATTCTACAATTGTCACCACCACAATTACCAGAACCTGATAAAGATCCAGCAGATCCATTACCTGAGTCGTTAAATGTACCTGAGGGTCCAGAAGTTAAAGTTGAAAGAGCTTTTGTTTGACCATCAGAATCTCTAAAATTACCTGAAGTTAAAGTAGATGATACTGTTGCAGTACCCGCTGATCCAGCTGTGTTTGTTCTTAACGGTCCTTGAACACCTCCACCTGTACCTGATGACCCTCCACCACCAGTTAATACAAACAATGATCCTACAGCTGCACTTGATAATGTTGTGCTTGTACCAGCACTAGCTGTTCTTGGTTGTTTAAAATTAGCAGTTTGATTTCCTGCTGCACCACCAGATCCTATAGAAAATGTTAAAGTGTCTCCTGGACTTAATGAAAAAACTTTATCAGATACATAACCTCCAGATCCTCCACCTGCTCCTGCAGACTCACCACCTGCTTTATCATAATCTGCTCCACCTGCTGCTCCACCTCCAGCACCAACCGCTGCTTGTACATGTAATGCGTTAGCATTTGCTGGAACTGTAAAAGTTCCAGTGCCTGATGATAATGTTACAAAAGATGTAGCTTGAAAAGCTGAAAAAACTAATTTAAATGTTCCGCCTACATTTGCATATGCTGCATTTACTTCTTGAAATGTTCCAGAAACATTTCCATAAATTTGTTGAGCATTTTTAAATTCAGTACCATTGTGGACATAAGTTTCTGCCATTTAATCCTCATTAACTATACACAAACCATAAGTCTCCATCTGCACCACCAGCAGGTGTTATGTTGGTTGTAATTGTAAATTTTCTCAATAATTTATCTGATGTTATAGCGTTGTTACTAATTTTTGCAGTTGTGATTGCAAGATCACTAACTTTTGCTGTAGTAATTTGATTGTCAGAAATTTTAGCAGTTACTATTTGATTGTCCGAAATTTTTGCAGTTGTTATTGCATTGTCAGATATTGATGCAGTATTTATTACACCACCTAAGGTATCTAATGCTATCTCATTCATATTAGTACCATCTGTAAATGCCAAATGTATTTTACCAGCATCAGTTTGAAATCCTGTACCAGAAGCAGTTTTAAATGTTAATGTGCTTGAACCATGTGTAGTATTATCTTGAACGATATACATTTTTTCAATACTATTTGGAATAGTAACATTAGTATTGTCAGTTAAACTTCCGCCAAATCCTAAAACCATGTTTCTAGCTTGTGATATTGAACCATCCGACATGGCTAAAGCTATTGTTGCAGATGTTACACTAATACTTTCATATCCTGCAATAGCTTGTTCTGCTAATTGTAAATTTGTGTTTGTTTTTGTACCCCAGATACCAGCGTTTTCTCCGGTAGCCATTAGTTCTAGTTTTAAGTCTGTAGAAAATGTAGATGCCATAAATTATATTATATTTTGATTATGCAGCAATATCAACCTCAACCCATACATTAGATACCGTTGTATCTACTTCTGACCAAGCTATAGATCCAACAGTTCCTACGTTTAATGTCATATTTTGTCCTGTTACATCAACAGGTGTATTTAACTCAACAGTAACACTATTTAAAGTCATAGTAGTATTTAATCCTGTCGGTTGCACAGTTACGTCAATAATTGCTTCTTCCTCACCTAAAGTAGTAGTTATGGCTTGGCCTGATAATTCGACAGAGCCATCAATAGCAAATGAAACAGAGCCTGTACTCATGTTCATATTATTTGTTGTAACATCAGCAACTATCGTAGCGTCCACAGTGCCTGTAGACACATTCATATTTACTCCTGTTAAAGATACAATTGGTGAGCTTGTAATTGATAGTGTACCCGTTGATACAGATATAGCTTCACCTTGAACTACTTCAGTGACTACATCAGCCCTAATACTAAATGGACCGATTGAAGTGGTCATACCTAGACCAGTTACTTCAATATCAGGGTCTACTTGTATTTGTCCGGTGTTCGCTGTCGCTTGAACACCAGTAAGTTGTACTGATCCAGAATTAGTTTGAGTAATATTACCTGCATTAGCATTAATTTGTTGACCCGTAACTTGAACGAAAGTTGTCGGTGTCCCTAATGCTGCTATCGCATCCTGTGCTATTGCTACAATTCCTAGTCCCATAATAAAATAAGTGCAGGGGGTGGTGATTGGTGGTAAACCCCCCACACGAGTGGATTATATCATCTCTTAAACCAAGAAGGAAGACCAAGATGTGGTCTTTTATCAAACATATTGTCTTTTGCTCCAGGTGTTTTACGATTATTATAATGTAAAAATACTTGAATGCATTCTTTACCTTTAAATTTTTCTCTCCAATGCTCTAATTCACAACCAGAATAAACTAACATATCTCCTTGTTTTAAATCTACCTTAACACCTTTTTTACCAACTTCTCCTGATGGCTCTAAATAAATTGGCCAATCATCTCCACCTAAATTCATAGTAGTGGATATCTCACAACTAAATCTATCTTTATGTCTTTTTAATTCATCACCCTTTTTATAAATTCTTGCATAAGTATAAGCTGGGTACAATTTTAATCCTGTTGCTTTTTCCATACCTGGCTGACATTTAAGTAACAAAGTTTCCATAGCCATATTAGCATATTGAGAATAAGTGTTTGGAATTTGTTCATTTTCACCTTCATAGTACCCAAGGATATTTTCAAACGGAGAAAAGTATCTTGCAGCTTTACAAGTATCATACACTTGTTTTTGCATTAAAAAATAGTTTGCAATAAAAGCAGCTAAGTCTTTTGATATTGCTTGACGGATAACTGTATATTTTTTCTTTTTAAACATCTTTAGCCATTTCTTTCGGCACTGCTTGTATATTCCAATGTATAAATCTAAAAGGCTCTATACCAAAATCTACTGCATATTCGTGTTCTAAATACCCTGGAAATATAATCAATGTTCCTGGTTTTGGACGTAAGTGAAACTGTTCGTGACCTGCCCATACACCTTTTAAGTCTGGTTTCATTTTTAATTTTGTACACCTTGCACCAGTCTTTGGTTCGTGAAATATAGGATATGATGTTTTATCACTACACTTTAAAAAATAAAAACCAGATACGTGTTGATTCCAATGTATATGTGCAGAATGATGACCACCACCCTTCTTTGCAAACTCTTGTACCCACATCTCACTAAACATAGTTGAGTATTGTTGCATATCATAGCCCTGATGATCTAGATACTCCCAGGATTTTTGACCTACATAATTTCTAAAGTCTAAAAAGTCATTATCCATCGTAAGTGGTGTTGAATGATAACTTCTTCCAAAATCACCATGTTTTTTTATAAATTCTTTTTCTCTCTTACGAGCATCAGCAATATATTTATTACTCGCTTTATTTAAAGATTTTACAAACTCTGGTTTTTCTTCATTCCATATTACGGTTGGAAAATAACTATTTATAAACATTATCTAAAAGGCCTCCCTAAATGCCATACTACAAGACTAT